TTGCCGATCATTTCTTTGACTGCACCGATAGCCGCATTGGCAGTCGAAATGAGCGTAATTGCCTCTACAATCACAGGGATCCCTCCATACGTGCTGTTATTGTTTTTATTGTTATGCCCCGGAGGGTAGCCGGCGTTTTACTTGTCGGCTTTTTGGTCGATCTTCATTTCGATGTGGTCTAGTTTATCAAAGAGTCGCTGGATAGCCCTGTCGAACTCATCCTTACGGACGTATTCGCCGGCTACCAAGACTTCAATACGGGACACCTTTTCCGCTAGCTCCCGGTCTTGCTCCTGTAGGGATGTGACAGAGTCCCACATTACACGGAGAAACCAACCACCGAGGAGCATCAAGAATCCGGTTGCCGTGTTGAATAAGTCTTGAAATTCCATACGTAACTCTCTGATAATAATGGGATTCTATTGGCTAGCCGGCTACTCGCCGGCATCCCCGTCGGTTTCTGCGGATGTTTCCAAGGAGGATTTCAGCATCCCCATGAAGGCATTTCTTCCCACTTCAAGTTGGTCTAGGTTAAACCGTGCAGAGCCTATCTTCCGATCCAAGTCTGCCACATGGTTAATCAATACCTTCTGCTGATCGGTCAGTTGGTCTTCGGTGTATTCTACGTCGTCAATTACGATGGAGGCTGTTTTTTTCTCGCTCATCGTGTTTCTCCTTTGTTGTTAATAATTACCAAGGCATCCCAGCAACAGTGACAGGGGCCTTCTGTGTCTCAATCTGTGAAGCCAATGCTGTCTCCACTGTGTCTTCACCCAAACTTTCTTTCACCCAGCCCACCACTGTTGCTTCTGTTAAGTCCGCAAAAGGAATGAATGTCTCGCTTTCTTGTGTGTAGCTGACAGTGCCGTATGTTGATGCGGAATAGTCTCCGTCAACAGCATTGACACGATAGTGAACGGTGACAACGAAGTCGTCTGATGTGTTGCGCTCCATTTGAGCGATGGTCCATGTGTATTCCATTTTAGTCTCCTTAGATTAAATAGCGGCAATAATGAATGCCAAGAGTTCTGAATAACGTACACCCATCCGTGATTTCTTCACTGCGCCCTCTGGTGCTTCTTCTTCGGTGTTATACGTGTCTATGCGTGTGTAGGCTTCTTTGGCGTCTACGACTTCAGAGACTAGCACTTGTGTTTCATTGCCTTCTTCGTCTGTGACAGTCTCATATACGGCATCCTGTGCTTCAACGGCAGGAACTTCTGTCTGCGTTTCCCACCATTCTCCGTGAATAAACATTGCATAGCGTCCTGCGTCTAAGCCTTCAGCTTCAAAGGCCGCTTGCAAGTCCTGAGCAACGATTCCAAAGTGGATACGGGCATCGTCACCTTTCTCAGCCACTTTAGACTTCCACCGGAACTTACGCATCAAAGACTTGCACGCCACTGCAACACGCTGTTCAGCTTCAGACAATGTTTCAATGTCTTGCTTTTCATTACGGTCAGAAGTTTGAATTGTGCCGTTGGTGGCGTATACATCATCCCATCGTGCTGTGGTGCGACCTAAGTCTAAAAGATCGTCCTGATTCCCACCTGTTGGAGTGCAAGGGAAAACGCATTTTGGCGGACTTGATTCAAAATAAATACCAGAATCGACAGCGTTTGAAATATATAGATCAGCTGCCGTAGTACCAATCACCCCCACTGGTGCGCCGTCTTTGTTAAATTTTACAATATCGCCTTCATTACCAATTCTGTTGAAATAAGCAGAAGGCTCTTGGTTAGCTCCTAAACCAATAAATCCCGAAGGAGATAAGCGGATACCAGCATCACCTGCGGTGGCTGAATTGTCAGGTGCAGATGCTCCACTTGCTGAAGTAGTGCCCACCAGCAAATTCCCGCTGGAGTCGATGCGCATGCGTTCTGAGCCGCCATTAAAAAATTGCGTACTAAGCGCAGCTATTTCTAAATTTGTGTTTAAAGATACTGCATTGTTGACAGACTGCATTTTTACATTGCCTGCCGTATTCCCTTCTTGTATAAGCAATTTGGCATCGGTTGCAACTTTTACATCTAGCTTTGAGCTAGGACTACTCGTCCCAATCCCTACATTACCACTGGAGTCGATACGGAGGCGTTCGGCAAGTCCGCCGCTACCGTATGTCCAGAACGACATCGGGTAATCATCAGCACCGCCCACCAGCCCTCGGATTCGTCCCGTTGCCAGCGTGCCGCTTGAGTGCGTGACAAAATCAAGATCGGATGCTGTAGATGTAGCATCGTTCGGATTTACCAGAGAAAGAACACCGGCAGCAGCGCCCGAAGACGAGTTTGAAATAGTGAGTTTGTTGTCAGCGGTTGTGGTCCCCACCAACAAATTACCACTGGAGTCGATGCGCATGGCTTCTGATTTTGTAGCATTTGCGCCGGTAGTAGCACCAGCCACCATTTTACCAAATGTCAAATCAGCGGTAGTTGCTGATACGGCCTCAGATCCAATATAGTTCCCAGCTTGTTGACTTGTGTTATTAAAGTTTGCTTGTAAGAGAAGATTTGAAGATCCAGTTGATGCTCCGTATGTGCCTGTTGTTCCAATCCAGTTATTTGCACCAGATACGGTTTCTGTCTGTATAAATACATTTCCAGCCGGTTGTGGGTAAGTGTTTGCAGTGTGGCCAGTCCATTGCGTTCCGTATCTAAAAACGCTTAGGCCGTTTACAGATGAAGTCGTCCCAATCCCAACGTTACCGCTGGAGTCGATGCGCATACTCTCGCCGGAAGCAGTTTTATTGAAAAACCTAATATCCCCCGCCGCAGATGTAATAAAGTCAACGGTTGTGCCTGTGGCGTAGGTGAGCATATTAAAGCCACCATCAATTCCGTAGCGAATGCTACCGCCTCCTGAGCCTCTTATATCTAACCCTGCATAGCCTGATCCGGCAGAACTAGGACTCGTCGTCCCAATGCCTACGTTGCCGCCAACGGGTTGAAGCAAAAGATTATAGGCGGCTGCAGTGCCTGTGTTGCTATGCTGTTGAATCCAACCAGTTCCGTTGTTAATTACACCAAAATTCATTCCGTAAGTAACATCAGAATTTGAGAGTATTAGGCTGGTATCTGTTGCAGAACCCAGAGTTGGTGATGCGCTTGCAGATGCCCCTGCTGAATGAACTCTTGAGCCTTTTGTAACGCTAGTCCCAGCCAACAGGTTGCCTGCCGTGACTGTGCCGGTGACATCAATGCCTGTGTTGGTTGTTTCAATCTTCTTAGCGTTATCGTAGTAAAGGCTAACTGCACCGTCGGCAACAAAATTTGCCATTGTTTCCGTGGCACCTTTTTGAATATAAACGCCAGCACCGCCCGATTCTAAAATTAACTGGCCGGTGCCTTGATCGCTAACCCAACTGTTACTACCGTCGTGATAAATCTGCAAATCCGACCCAGCACCAAAGATAGCCTTGTCGTTGTCGCCAAAGGTCACATCCGCAGTGACCGATGCACCACCCGTGATTTCCAAACGGTCTTGTGCGCTGTCGTACCGGAACGCCTCCGTGAGGCTACCATTCCGCATCGTAGAGAATACGAGGTCGAGCTCTTCATCGGTGGGGGTCAAGCCTGTCGCAACAGCACGGATTGCCCCTGCCTTTTCTACATTACCCGCGGCAGTCTCTACGGAAAACGTGAGGCCAGTACCAATACCTACCGCAGGTGTACCTGAAGATTCAACTTGGAGGTCCAAGATATCCGTTACGGAACTCGTTGTCGCATTCTCAACCTTGAGTTCGGTTCCGACGTTGTGGATATGAGAGAGGGTGACTTCACCGTCCGCCCCGAGGGACAAGATGGCGGAGTCGCTGTCGAGTTTGAGGTCGTTGGAGATATTAACGGAGGTAGACGCATTGATGTCTACGGTAGGAGCCGTGAGTTCGAGCTCGGTGTCCGCATCGATGTCGAGCTGGCCGTCGGCTGAGGAGTTGATCTTGAGGGCAGAATCCCGGAACTGGATCTCATTCGTTGAGTTAACCAGTAGGTTTTCCCCGAGGCCATCAATGTAGGCGAGGCCATCAACATACAGGTCCTTAAATTGAGCTCCGGAGGCACCTAAGTCGATGTTGCCCGCAGAGGCTGTCTTCGGTTTAATTGACGTCGCGGAAACTTCAACATCCTGTACCGGACCTACCTTCGTAATCGGGGCACCTTCAGCAGATGTCCCGTCGTGGGTGTGGCCGGTCGATTCATTGAACGCCGCCTCAATTGCATTGTACTCGCCGTCGAGGTCTGACGCATTGATGACGTTTCCATCAGCGATGTTGTTGCCTGTATCGTTACGGGTGTAGCCTGCCATAGTTTTTTCTACCTAAAGAGTTGAATGTTATTATCGGCGTCCATAGGTGCCGTATTGTAAAACGAGGGTATCGAGGGAGTAAGGGGGGTCTTGAGAGTCGGAGGTAAACTGGAAGCCTACCACGAATCCAGAACCAGTGAGGTTCGCATCAAACTTAAACTTCAAGCGACCCCCGTATTGTGCCGTACCGTACTCTGAACGCCCATAGAAAGACACGGTTTGTGTCGTATTGTTAAACTCGGTAGTACCGGGCTGGACGATGCCCGTTTCATTAAAATCAAAAAGGGTGGTCATATCCATATCGAAACTCCCATCGGGGTCGATATAGAGAGCCGCCTTGTACATTGTCTTCCGTACTTCCGGGTCATTGATGGGGAAGTAAGGGGTCGTGAAGGTAGCTGGGATATTCCCACCGTCAAATGTATTGGACTGTTCTAGGCGGTAAACATACCCATCATCATTCGCGAAGAAGATGTATTCCACAGCACCGACGTATGCACTGTATGACACGTAGGCGTTAATACCCCGTGTCTCTGCCCACGCGATGTCCGTACCACCTTGGGCCGAATATTGGGTCATAATCACGCCACGGGCCGCATCATCGGAGTAGTCCGTGTTGTACCCAAAGAGACGGTACTGGGACTTCGGTCGGATGATGATCGACGTAAAGGATGTGCTCACGGTGATTAACTCGGTGAGCTCTGACTGGATTGGCTTTGAGATTACCCCGAGGCCAAAGTCATTGTTGCGCTCCGTGGCACTGAGGAGGCGCAAGCCATCAGCCGCCAAAAACGCCACATCCCCGCCGATTTCCCGTACGGTATCCCGTGCGACACATCCAATATCCCGTGTAACGGGCCGCACCAGCCAGTCAGCTACTGTCGATCCGGAGATCACATAGATTGAATTTTCAGTAAACGCGAAGAGTTGTTCCCGGAATACTTCGAGTCCGGTAATCTCTGCGTCTAACTGTATTGTACCACCACCGAGAGCCGCCGTAAAGTCTTCTTCGTCATATGGTGCCGAAAACACGAGAACATCATCGACGGCGAGGAAGATATGGTTCTTAAACTCGACTGCGTGGTTTGCCCCGGCGGTGTCGTTCGGTGCTGAGGAGAGTTGCTTGAAGGTTGTTCCATCAAAGGTGAAGGGCTTGCCTACACCATCTACGAACATCACCTTATCTGTGCCATTGAAGTTAAAGAGGAGGCTACGGACTTTACCGGATCCCCCAATGGTTGGGCTCTTCTCAGTAAACGTTAGGGTTGTATTATCTGAGATTGTCTGGGCTGAGGACATTACGAGGTTGTTCTGGTCGGTTAAACTCGCGACAGTCACGGTTCCTACGATACCAGTCCCGGTGATGACCATCCCGGCTTTAATTGTCCCGCTGTTATTGTCTACAACTAAGGTTGTTGAGGCACTCACGGCCCCGTTTACGTCTGCTGTGGCTGTAGAGGCTGGGAAAGCAGTGGTGTCAGTGACCTGTGTCCACCCACTTCCTGAGGACCTGAAGATATCATCTCCGCGGACAGCGTACACCTGATCATTAAAGTACGTTAAGCCCCGGATGAGTCCTGAGTTGGATACCGCGTTGGTGTCATACTTTTCGAACCCCTTGATGCGGCGGTAGCCACCCTCCACCGACGGTTCGTAGTTACGGAGGACCGTTGCAGTGCCCGGGGCATTGGTCCCCTGCTGGAGAGGACTCAGGTTTGTTACGAGGCCGCCCCTAAATTCGATGGGGTAGGTCTGCCAACGATCCGGCATGGTTATGACGCCCTAAAGTAGATGTTTTCGTTGACGAGGAGGATTCGCATCTGCTTGATCCCATTCTCAAACTTACTCTGGGTGAGGCCCGCCATCTCAATGTTGTCCCTGAAGAGGTAGGCGTAGAACATTGCCCCGTCGACAATCACGTGGCGGAATTGCTCCGGCACCGTCGGGACATCATCGTAGAGAGCCAAATCGACAGGAACAACGTAGTATTCGTAGTCTACGGCGTAGGCCTTATCGGGCATCGGCACAATGATGTACTCTTGGTCTGGTGTACGGACAACATACCGGGGGACGCCCCCTTTGGTTGTGTCTGTTTCGTATTCCTGATCGATGTACTTATCGAGATACTCGGAGTAGGACATCTGGTCTAGGCGACGGCCCTCCCCGATATCTAGGGACGTATCCCGACGAACACGGAAGGAACCAAAGTCTACATACTTGAAGTTAGCCGGGAGGGCGTAACGGGATACCCCAGCCGTTAGGGTATCCTCTGCGATCTGGTGGTTGTAGGGCCAGAAAAAGTGAGCTTGGTTGATGTGGCGGATTGCTGAGTTTACAGCATCCTTCATTGCGGCGTAGAACCCTGTAGAGGATGCAAAGTTTGCGGAGGTGAGTTGGGTTTCGTTGAGCCGGAGAGCCACATCATTCACGAGACCTAGATAATCATACGCCATCTTAACGATCCCTCACTTTGAGTTTGATTGCCCTCTTTGCGGTACTCCCCGTGGAATCCACGATGGTGCAGAAGAAGGTGTATTCCCGG